GTTGCGTTACTCAATGCCCACCCCTAACCCCTGCAAGATAAGGGGTAATCTCGCAGTACCGAAATTGAGAGGGGTATATATATTCATCACCACCCCCTGCATGTGATCAAGGGGGGGGGTCAAATAAAATATCCCTGCAAAATTCTTAAATAAATATTAATAGTGGCTAACAAAGTGGCTAACCTTAGCTGTAATCGTTGTATATCAACAGTATTCGTCAGGTCAGTTATGTAACGACCTATTGAATTGTCTTAGTTTCTGCCGATTTCTTGCGTGTGCGTAATGCGTTATCTAGTGTACTTTCCTCACCATCAACCACCTTACTAACTTCCTTCAATGCATCCAAATAACTAGCCTCATGCTTCACTTCCATCCTATGAACATCGCCATACTTCTTCGGTGCTAACTTACTTGACTGCCACTTCAATGCATCTATCGCCACTCTAGCCTGATTGTAATCTATCGTTCCATTCAACATATCATTCACTGTATCGGTAATCTTATCTGCATATACCTGACCTCTATTCTCCATAGCCATTGCATATCTACTGGCAAATCCATTGTCGCTATTCAGCTTATCCGATACCAATCTCCATGTCGGCATGTCCTTATCATTGCCACATACATCTCTAGCGGATCTTCCTTCACCTATTCTCTTCAGGAACTCGATCCATTCTTTTTCAGTATATTTTCTGCTCATAAATACCACCAAATAAAAAACCCCACATTTCTGTGAGGCTTTCATAACAAAGTTTAAGGAGACTAAAAATCAACATCTAGTGTCAATTACTTCAATCATATACAAGTTCTACCAAAGAAAGGTCTTAAGTGCAATATGTCTTTACATATATTGCAATATATTCTACTCTTATGCCTAATAGTTAATTTATATTGGAGATACGTTATGAAATACTTTTTAACTTGTGTAGCCGAAATGACCGCATTACTTATGATGTTTGGTTGTGCTTATCTTGCATTAGTGATTTTTGTATAATGTTTAGGATATTTAACATTTCAGAATTACATTCATTCAAAAACTTTAATGAACTGTATATTCGTGAACTTGAGGATGAACTATCAAGAAGACCTGATAATCAACTCAGAGCCAAATTAAATTCATTTAAAGATGTATCAGATGAGATTGATAACCAAATATTCAATCACCATCAAATCAGGAGAGTTTCTTAAAAGCATCCTCAAGATCATCTAAACTTAATCTCAATATCTCCGCAGAGGCTTTTTCGTTTCTGCGGTTTTTTATTGCCCATTCTTTCGCTGAGTAATTATGCAACACTACATCCTGCACAATACTGAAACTTCTTTTACCCATCCTTCTAGCCACCTTAATGAAATCCATCATAGCAACCTCAGAGCGATCAAAATCATTTGATAGATCTTTTCCTACCACTTTGTCTGACAACGTAGCTGTTAGCTTCTGATTTCGCCCTGAAGCCATATACAAACCCAATAACCTCTGAGCAGTCTGATATTGATCGTAATCGATTACACCCTTCTTAAAATAAGTATCAATCCATAATTGATCAGTCACATATAATATTTTCTGCCCTGCTATTTTAGTCGGCTTCTCGATAACTTCATGCTTCTGCAAGAACTCAGGAGTTGGCAGAACTCTTTCTTCTTTCGGTAAGGGAACTTTTCTTTTCTTCATCGAATGTCAAACTCATCTAAGATTGACTGCATCTTGCCTTCCAACATAGCCTTCTCACAATCTGCCCTCAGCTTATGAAAATCTGTGCCTGCATAACTTGGCATATCTTTTTTCTTATAAACCTGATCAATGACACTTTGAATATAACTTTGTTGCTTATCGCTTAATTCTTTTGGCTTATCAAATCTTTCACTTATCGATTTAGCTGAAGCCATCAAATAACTTTGCAGATCACCTTTTGGATGCTCCTGCACCTCAACAAATAAATTATGAAGATGTTCATAAACCTTCTCATTTGACATACGAGATTTACCCTTAATCATCTCTCTTAATTTACCCACAAAAGGTCGCAGATATTTTATTCCAGTATTCTGTTTTGCAAGCCAATTTAAGTGATCTTGATAAACTAAATCTCCATACGATTTTGTCGTATTCTCAGCTATATCTAATTTATTAGATATAGAATAAGGGTTCTTAAGGGATCGTACGTCACCCATGTCGTATCCATTTGCACGATTTGTCGTCTCCATTTCTTCATCAATTACCTGATTTGTCGTCTCCATTTTCAGTGCAGGGATAGTATATTTGTTGGCAACATTTGGTATTGCCTGCACCCTAATGAACCCATTTTCTAATAGACTTTTAATATGCCTTTGAACTGTTCTAACTGAACATTCTGAGAACTCACCTATGCGATCCTGAGATGGATAAGCATAGCCTTTACTATCATTATAATGATCACATATTATTAATAAAACTAACTTTGTAGTAGGATCTCCAACCTTCTGAGACATGCCCCATGCAAAAGCCTTCATACTCATACTTAAACCTCCAAACTGTTAATATCATTCAGGAAACTTGCAGGCACAAAATATGCCTTCCCATAATCTCCATAATCATTGACGAACCTATCCAACATCCCTTCGCCACCTAATATCCATCCCTTAATCTCATAGGATGGACAAACTCCAACAACCAAAAAATAAACTCTATCTTTAGGGTCATCATCTCTCAAAATTAAGTCATAACCTTGTTTACTTCGTGTCCTTACTTCCCAACCAGTGCCATCAATATCGCCCCCACTTTTAAACGTATTTATTGAACCACCCCAATATTTACCCATTGCCTTTGATACCGCTATCTCTCCGCAAGCACCCTCAATATGACTATTCCAACTGGACTTCAGCTTAGTCTTATTCTTGTAGCCTCTTTTAATTGCTCCAATATGTCTGAGAGATCCAGTAGTTGAACCCTGAGCCATCTCGTAATCTAAAAGAGTTACCTTCATCGTCTAGCTAACAACTCCAACCAATCATCAAAATCTAAAATTATTAATGGCTTTTTATTGTCAGCTTTAATAATCAATGCATCATTGCCTTCAAACCAATCGTAAATAGATTTAAAACCATTTGCCCTGCACTTAGCCTCAACATTCCACTTATCTTCACCGACTTTATTGACAATTAAATCGCCTTTTATTGAGCCACCGCCTGACAATGGAACTCGAATACATTCAATATCTTCATGCAATAATGCCTGCTTCCTGAGATTATTTTCAACTCGGTAGCCTTTATCTCTAGAGAATTTCCCCATTACATTTTCCAATCCTGAAGATTAACTTTGCCTTTTGTAAATGTATGAATTGCCAACATTTTCTTAGCTGAAGGTAATGATTTTGAATAAAGCCATTTATGAATTGTTGGTTGCGAAACTTTTAATAGATCAGATAACTCTTTCTGAGATATTCCATTTTTAACTAGATATTGTGATAATTTCACTTGAATTAACCTTATGTTGTAGTTCACTATAGTTGCACTATAATTATAGCTATACAACTATATATCTGAACTAGTCAATACATTTAACACATTAATAAAATAAATATTGTAATTATATATTCTTACCTTATGGTTATATATCTTAAGTAAACTGTTCTTGTGGGATCAAGTAAGTCCACAAGCATAAAATAAAAAGGACTTGATGAATGAAATTTCCAAATAACCTTTATGTGTTAAGGTCTAATAAAGGACTTCAGCAAAGTGAGGTATCTGATGCTATTGGTCTCGGTCAATCTGAATATAGTAAGATGGAGCGAGGTGATAGAAAGTTAGGCATACATCTTGAAAAGTTAATTAAATTTTTTAAGGTCGAGCAAGATACCATTTTAAGCAATGCAAATGTTATTCATAAAAAGCCAATGGATTATCAGTCAGCTAAACCTATAGAAGATCTGCCTATGTTTGGTTTGCCCTTCCCAAATGGTGCTGAAGGCTTTCAGGTGCAAAAACAAATGTTCACCCACTGTGTAAGACCTGATTATCTTATTGGTAATCTAGAGGCTTATGCCTGCTTTATGCTTTCTGAAAATATGGAGCAACGATATTTATATGGTGAAATACTTTATGTAGATCCCACATTGCAAGTTAAAGAAAAAGACTATGCAGTTGTTCATATAGATGTTGCAGGCAAAGTTGCAGGCTTAGTCCGCAGGGTTTTTGAGGTCACTGATAGGCAGTATAAACTATCAACTCTTAATCCTGAGAATACTGAGGTTTTTAAAAATTCAGATATAAAAGCCATACATAAGATAGTTGGTGCTAGAACCAATATAGAATAAATATATTGCAATATATTCCTATAAGGTATAATCTCTTCTATGAATTGAGAGGAGATTACCTATGGCATATCCATTTTTTGAGAAGTTTGGATTAGACACAAAAAGTCTAGCTGAACGTACTAACACGATTGGTGGTAGTGATATCACCACACTAGCTTCAGGAGATCCTGAACGCATAACAAAACTATTCCAACAAAAAACTGGCAAGATTGAACGAGATGACTTGACAATGGTTTGGGCAGTTATAATGGGGCATATCACTGAAGAAGCAAATATCGAATGGTCTGAGCATTATTTAGACCTTCCCATAATTGACCGCCAAAAAGTATTTAATGGCACAAAATATCCCTTTATGAGATGCACTGTCGATGGAGTTGTGAAAGGCTACAAAAATAGATTAGCCGTCATTGATGCTAAATTTACAATGGGTAGACCTAAAAGAGATGAAGAATATAAAGACGTTATTCCACGACTAGTTAAATACTACAGTCCACAACTTCACTGGAATGCATATTTAATTGAAGAGACTACTGGCAAAAAATGTCCTTATGGGTTGTTGTCTTTTATTAAGGCAGGCGATCAGCCAGTTATCCATGAAGTTAAAATAGATAAAGAGTATCAGCAAAAACTTATTGATGTTGCTAAGTGGTTTATGGGTTGCGTTGAAATGGATATAGAGCCAACTGACATTCCAACCGCTGAAGCACCAATTCCTCAAGAGGATAAAGTACCAGTAGATATGAAGGCAGATCCAAAATGGAAAGCCTTTGCTGATCAATATATTCAAACTTTAGGGGCAAATGAGATCTTCAAAGATGCTGAAGCCAAAATCAAAAAGTTAGTTCCACGAAATGCCAGTGAAGCATTTGGGCATGGAATACAAGTCAAAGTCGCAAAAAATAATAGTAAGAGGATAACACTATGCAACAATTAAGTAAGGCATTACCAATTCCACAATATAAAACCCCAATAGCTGAACCAGTTAGTAAGGGCGATAATAATATAGCTATGGCATTAATAGCTTTTCACCAAACTAATCCTCATGCTTATGAAGATAAAAGAAACCCACATTTTAAAAACAAATATGCCTCACTAGAAAGTGTCATTAAAACTGTCAGAACTGCTAGTCAATTTGGTTTGACTTTTACTCAGGAGATGGACTTTGAAGGCGATATAAGTTTTGTCAGGACTGTGATGATGCACTCTTCAGGCTCTATGAGAGTAAGTAGAACTAAGATTGTATCTAAAGACCCTAATGATCCACAAAAGCAGGGATCAGCTATTTCATATGCAAAAAGATATGGACTGCAAAGTATATTTGGACTTCCCTCAGACGATGATGATGGAGAAGTCGCTACATTAAAGCCTGAAGGCATTGCTCCCAAGTTTTTCCCTTCAGGTAATTCTGCTTCAGGGGGTAACACCTCCTCCAATCCCTCTGAAGTAGATCTAAATTCACTTATAGCAAATGCAAAGTCAGAAAAAGAATTAACTGACTTATATGTGAAGCATAAGCCGACAGACGAAAAAATAATTCAAAAATTCAAAACCAAAAAAGGAGAGTTAAATGGAAGATAAACCAATGATTAAATATGGAGTTGATGAGTTAACAATATCCATAAATAAAAATGATCGTAAAACTGAGGATTGGCACTCAGACCTAAATGGCAAACTTGTCATTAATGGTGAGACTTATTATGCCAACGTCTATCAGAAGAATGATAATTGGATTGCAGGCAAGTTAGTCAAAGCTGACACAACTAAAGTTCCTAACAAGACTATGACTAATTCTACAACCATAGCCGACAATAACACTTTAGATGATGAAATACCCTTCTAGATGCAAAGAGAAGATATTTTAAAAAGTGCGATAGGATTAATCAATGGTGATCGAGCAGACGATTATGGAGATGCTCACGATAACCATAAGAGGATCGCTCAGTTGTGGTCAGTTGTTTTTGGAATAAAAGTAACTACCCAACAAGTTGTCCTCTGCTTAATCTTATTAAAGGTCGCTAGACTTATTTATTCCCCATCCAAAAAAGATAGTTGGATCGATATCGCAGGATATAGCGGTATCGGTGGGGAGTTTATTGAGAAAGAAAAAAATGACAAACAAACCAAATAAACACCTTCCTATTTTTCGCAGGACTAAAGAGCAAATTGCAATAGATAATAAAAATTTTGAAAATTGCAGTGTTTGTGGAGATCCATTAAAGAAAGCCAAACAAAGACGAGATAGTCCTAAAACTTGTTTTATGTGTCGTGGTGATCGTGCCAGTGGAAGCACTGAACTTAGACAAATGTTTAAAGAACTAAACAGTCAAAAATCTAAAGAAGTTGATGATTGGGGCAGTCAGACAATAGCTAAAGATGATACAGATATGTATGGCAGTTTTTCAAAACAACCAACTCAAATATCTTATGGCAGTTCATCCTTAGCTGAGGTCATGGAAAGCAATAATAAATATCAATATAAAAATGGCTCTGCAAGAGATGGAGTTAGATACAAGAGGAGTTAGCTATGGAAATATGTCCAGTATGCAAGTCGGCATGGAAGCCAATCATTACAAGATCTGCGGAACAATGTCAGATATGCAAGCTAACAATGCCATTAGATTGTTGTTCAGGAGTTTGTGAGAATGAGCAAGTGGAAAAAGCCGACAACAGTATACGTTCATCCAACTCCCCTGATGACTAAATGTGATCACTGCGGAAAGGCTTTTGATTGGAGATATGGTGGCTTGATTAATATGTTGAAAGTTGAATTTTGCGGACATGAATGTTTTGACGATTATTTAAAAGAACGAAAAAGGCTGAGAGATGAGTTTCAATCGCTTTGATTATTGTAAATATTGTAAGGCTGAGATGCCTAAAACAAAAACCAAACGATACCGAGCGACTATGTGCTATGACTGCCAAACCGATAAGAAAGATGGCAACCACGAACTTTTAAAAATTTTTGATGAACTTCGAGAAAGAAATAAAAATGCTGAGAAAGAAAATTGGGGTGCAGATAATCTCAAAGTCAGTGACGAAACCCCCTATAAAAAGAAGGGGCATACTGAGGTTTGGAGACGAACTTCCTTAGACGATATCTAACCCAATAATCTTTGCATTAATTTCTCAGCCTGCACTGGACTTCTAGCCTGCTCTAAATCAATAACAGTATAATGAACTTCAGCAGTCTTAGAGTTCTTGCTATGCCCCATTCTAGCCTTCCTGATATGATCAGGAACTTCACCAATCATGCTAGTGTTGTAATACTTCCTAAAGCCACCAATACCATAGTCAGGCACTCCTGCTCTCTTACAAACTGTAGTAATTAATTTTCTCATAGCATTTTGCTCAAATGGTTTTCTTCCATTAGAATTTGGAAATATCCAAAAATCACAATTAGAATTTAATTTCCATTTTTTTAGCAATGTCATAACCTGAGAAGGCAAGCCTAAAACTCTTTCTCTAAAATTATTTTTTAGTTCCTGAGTGTCATATCTATAGACATTTCTTTTGATAGTAACTTCAGACTTAGTGAAGTTAATATCCTTCCACTGCAATCCCTGAAGTTCGTTAGCTGATATTCCAGTAAATGCTGAGAACATTATAAATGTATCTAGATATAAAGTTTTTTCAGCTTGAATTAATTTCAAAACATGATCGTGAGAATATCCGCCTCTTTCAATCACAGTTCCTTTTATCTCTTTTCTATCGTCAGAGTTACAAGGATTTCTAGAAATATAACCCTGATCAACTGCAAATTTCATAACCATACTTAGTGACTGAACACAATGCCTGATAGTTTTGGCAGACAGATCTTTATCAGCACTATCATCAATAAATTCATTTACCTTACCAGTGGTAATCTCTTTGATACTCATACCCTTATAAAAGGGATTTAAGTGCAGTCTGAGATGCCTTTCATCATTGTCATATGATCGTTGCCTAATGCCATTAACTTTTCTTCCAACCGCATTTAATCGCTTCTCTAAGGCAAGTTTTGCTACGTCATCAAACAATGCAACCTCAATCTTTGTTACATGATTTTCAAAGTCAGAAATCATAGCTTTTCTAATAGACTGAAGATCTTTTTTGTTAACGGCAACCTTCCTGCCATATGACTTCATAGTCGCTGATTTATAACGAAACTGAAAACCTTTATAATCTTTAGCCACAATTATATAAGGCTTAATATCTCCAATAAAATAATTAGCCATTATTTTGCTCCCTCTATAAATAAAATGTCACCATTAGGATGCTGAACCATTATTTCTTTAACTTTAGCTTCTGTAGCTATTTCCTCAGCCATGTTAATAAATAGTTCATGCTCATGTGGATGAGTAGACAAAGCCACCTCAATCTTTTCACAAGACAAACCATCTTCATGCCCATCACAAATACCACTTACTGGATAATGAGTGCATCCACCCCATAACTTAAAAAAAATATTAATTGTATTATTGAGCAGTGCTTTCGTACTGCCCATCTTTGTTTCATGCGGAATTATTATAAATGCTAGTTTCATTACTTTGCTACCTTTATTAAATTAATAATTTTGGTATGAAGGATGCTTCCTTCTAATGTGTGAGCAACAAGTTCAGGTGATGCTTCATCACCATTTCTATGTTTTTCAATAGCTAAATCAAACAAAGTTTCTCCATATTTATCTAAGCTATGTTGAATGTAATCTAATTCACTTTTTGAAAGTTCTATGTTCATTAGTTTGCTCCCTTAACATTTTTGATAATTGTAGTTTTTTCTTCATCGTAATTTTTGTGATCTTTAACTTCAGCAGTACAGTAAATTGTATCGCCTACTGTAAGTTCCTTAACAAATTTAGATGATGCATAAGTCGTATAGACATTGTGATTAACATCGACAAACTTAGTGCATAAAGATCTGCCAAAGTATCCATCAAAGTAAAAGCTATCAGTAACACCTAATCTCAATGAAACTGTCTCTCCAACAGCACCAATAAAAGAACTAGATGGATAGCTAACTTTAGGTTGATCATCCTGATAAATAACTGGCTTTACATCCTGATCAGTAGTGCCATCTCTAGTTATCTTTTGCAGATCCCATTTAGATGGGATAAATAATTTTGAAAATCTATCTGCATGAGACTTGTATAAAGCCTTAGCTACGATAACTGCCTTATCATAGTCAGTTGATAGGTTGGTGATATGAACTGTCTTTTCATACATTCCATAAGATGAATACTCATCAAACGTATGGTAAAGGCAAAACATCTTATTGCCCTCACCACTATTTATAGACCAAATACTTTTCATTAGTTTGCTCCCTATTTTAATTAGCCACTCTAAAAGCGATATTATTTCTCTATTATGCACTATTATGCATATTATGCAACTATTATTTCAAAAAAAGGGAACTATGCCTGACGAGCGTTAGCCACTTTGTTAGCCACTCTGTAATCGTTATCAGGCTTAAAACGCAAAAAAACCCCAAAAACCGAAGTTCTTGAGGTGCTTGTAAGTAATTGATTTTATTGGATAAGTTGGTTGCGGGGGTAGGATTTGAACCTACGACCTTCAGGTTATGAGCCTGACATTTTACCCCTAAAAATGAGGATATATATAGGTTTGTGTTTGCGGTTAGCCACATAGTTAGCCACTTATTTTTTTGTTAAAAACAGTTAGCCACTTTTACTATTTTTTTAGATTTCCTGCAACTTTTTCTGCTGATCTGCCGATAGTATAGCCACCAACTCCGACTGTCAGGAGTGTCCATAATTCAGGCGGTAGGGGTATTGATAACTCAGTTCCAGTGAAAACTTCAACCAGTGGAAACACTAGAAAGTTAACCGAAACTATAGCTGTAATATTCATCATTAAGATTGGTCTCCAACTAGAAGCTATCCAACTTTCTGACTTCGCCTCAGCTAATATAATAGAACTTGCTGAAGCCTCAATTTGCTTTGAATTTTCTAATAATGCTAATCTAACTTTATTCTCAGCATCCATTTTTTTATCAGGATCAGGAATAGCTTCCTTAACTATGTCTCCGATTAATGGTGCTAGTGCTGTTATTAAAGGTATCATGTAAATCTTCCTTCCCTAATCTTTGTGCATTTCCATCTCATGGCTTTCCATTTGGGTAAATACTTTGGAACTTCTGAGCCAATTTCTAAGGCTCTCGCTTTGCAACTTTCAAAGGTTTCATAAACTACTGGATATTGGGTATTTTCTATAAACATACATTGTGTGGGATTGTTAATCATACAAACTGTAATCAATACCTTAAACATCCTGCCATTCACCAGTACGCATTTGGTCAGCTAATTCATATGCTCTGCTACCAACCTGAGAAGCCCACTTAGAAGGGCTAACACCATCAGAGCCAGTTACCATTTCTTTTGATGCAGTTTCATAGTCATCGTCAGACAATGCACCAATAAATTTTTTGAATTTTAATAGAGTTGGCTTGCCTAAATTAAAAGCCATATTAAGCACGACTGCCCTTCTAGTCTCATCTAACTGATTATACCATCCCTCATCTTTCAACTCACTCTCGCAGGCTAAAAGGTCGTTTAAAAGCATAAATTCTGCCTCAGCTTCTGATATGCCATTGAGACCGATCGCCCTGCCATATCCAATCGTTTGAACATTTTCACTGCAAAAATAGAGGTCTAATCTCAATCCCTCATGTCTGCGGATTTGATTTAATAAGTTTAAATGGATGCCTTGCTCTTTCATCTGCTTTGCTCTTTTCTGATTTGTCGGATATATCTTCTGTAAAAAATGTTTCCGATTTTGTTAAAAACTTTAAAAATTTTAAAATTAATATTTTCCATGAATTTTATTTTCCCTAAAAATATCTAGTGACTTTTCCCAACTCTCATATTCAAGTTCGGTATTTTCAAAAAAGGCTTTGGGTCTGCGGATTGATTTTCGCTGTATATTGCAAACATGAACAAACCAACATTTGCGGTGATAAGTGGAGACCATGCAGGCAATGTCATAATCATTTGAATTAGGAAATCTTTTATTAGATCCTAACCCCATCATAAACTGTAAACCATTGTTTCTCAGGCTTCTCTTGATGCTAGAGCCTTTGACCTGAACACGAATATACTCATTGTCCTTAAAAGCAATTAGGTCAACTCCATCCTGCTGACACAGAGATGTTTGCCAACCTAAATCCTCTATAACACCGCAAGCAAAGAACTCAGCTATTCTGCCTGCTTTCGTGCTAGAATGCTGAACCATATTTCAGGTAATTCGCTAATAAAATAATACCGCCTGCTCCTAATGTTATTAAAATAGTACAGACAACTATGAGTGTGTTGCGGTCTCTAATTCTTTGCATTTCCTTTAATTGTTTACGATGTTTGGCTCTTGCTGAGGCAATCGTTGCCTGCAATCTTTCCCACTGACCAATTCCATCTGCACCATATAAAAGGAATAATGACCTGAGTTCGTCTTTTAATCTCTTTTGCTCTTCTTCCTTAAAATGCTCTTCTATTGCATTATCCATAACAGAACCAAATATGCCTTTTTTCTTTTGCTCTTTAGCAAAGCCTAATTCAGCTTCTGCTTTGGCATAGGAACTTATCGCTTTCGTAGCTGAGGACAAATCTTTGCCCATTGAAGCCATTTTTTTTAAGGCACTATGAGCCGTAGTCAACATTGAGAATGCTGAAATAGGATCTATCATTGGCTATCCTTTATTTGGAAAGAACTTTGTCTAATTTATCTTCAAGTCTATGTAGTGCCTCCATTACACGACCTGACGTATCTCTGAGATCTTCTTTTGTGGAATATTCTTCTCTAGTTTTATTTAGCAGGATTTGCAGTCTTTTAACTTCTGAGAACATCTTTGAAAATGCCCATCCAAAAGGCAAGATCACTAAAGTCAAAACTAAGTTCCATAGTAATGTTGCCTCTATCTCCATTTACACCTCTTCAGGGAAATCATAGATAGGTGCATTGCCAGTAGGCTTATTATCACTATCCATAGGCACAACAAACAATGCCTTGAAAGCATCTAAGTCAGCACAACCATTTATTGCAGTTTCTATTGTGCCACTAGCAGTTCTAACGGCTGTTCTATATGTGGTTATTGTAGATGGTATTGCTTCATCTGTTTCTGCTTTTCTTGTTACATACCAATCGCTAGAAGCTAGTAAACTATTTGCAGTTGTTTTAGTTTTTGCAATCCATATAGATTTTAGACCTAA